AGATAGCTTCTAAGTTAGCAAGAACTAACTTCTTGTTACCTGACAATAACTATGATGATAGGCTGTTAGCGTCTACCTTAGATAGGTTTAAAGGTAATCTTTTTTTGTACGATCGTACAGGCAGTAGGGATTGGCATGACATAAAGGCTTGTATTATTGAGCAGCACTTGATTGATGGGGTCTGTGAGTTTTTCTTAGACCCACTTACAGCACTAATATCTAGGTACACTAGCTCAGAAGCTAATGATAAGTTGAATGAGATAATGACTGACTTAGCTGACCTAGTAAACTGTTATCCTATTACAATACTATGTTTTAGCCACGTTAATCCACCCAGCAAGGGTAGCAAGAGCCATGAGGAGGGTGGTAAGGTACTGTCTGGACAGATGACTGGATCGAGGGCGATAGAAAAATGGAGTCATATTGGCTTGGGGTTAGAGCGTGATAGATCAGCAGACTGTCCTCCTGACAAAGTTAATCACAGTCAGGTTAAGATTTTATATGATCGTGAGTTTGGTACGAGTGGTTCAGTAGAGATGTTTTATGATAGTGAAACTACTGAGTATTTAGAACCTAAAACGAGGAGTTGGTGATATGTTAAATCAAAAAACTTTAAAAAAGTATTTAGATTATGATCCTGAAACTGGTATTTTTAAATGGAAAACAGTTAATAGTCATAGAGTTAAAGTGGGTGATGTTGCTAGAACTCTTAGACCAGATGGTTATATTCAAATAAAGTTATTCAATAAACCATATTTAGCTCATCGGTTAGCGTGGCTTTACGTTAATGGGGAATTTCCAAAAGACCACATGGATCATATCAACGGAGTAAAGATAGATAACAGAATAGTTAATCTTAGGGCTGTGACACAAGCTGAGAATAACAGAAACAAACCTATGCGGAAAGATAATACTTCTGGAGTTATGGGTGTTGTTTGGCATAAGCGATATCAATGCTGGTATGTTTGTGTTGGAAAAACCTACTATGGTACTTTTAAATCTAAGTCTGACGCTGCAACAAAAGCTGAAGAGGTTTACAAAGAACTAGGGTTTCATGAAAACCATGGAAGGGCTTGCAATGACTGAGTATGTATTTGACATAGAAGCAGATGGTATTGATGCAACAAAGATACATTGCATGATTGCTAATGGAGAAGAAGTAAATAGATTCTTCTTTAAAAACCTTACCAGTGATGATGTGCTTATCGGACATAATATCATTCGTTACGACATACCAACTATTGAGAGGTTGTTAAATATCAAGATCAAAGCACAGCTTATAGATACTCTAGCTCTATCTTGGTACTTGTTTCCTACAATTAACAGGCATGGCTTAGAGCAATGGGGCGAAAGATTAAAAATCGATAAGCCAACCATTAATGACTGGGAGAACTTAACAAGAGAAGAGTACATTCACAGGTGTAAAGAAGATGTGAAGATTAACACTAAGCTATGGGGATTACAGAAGTCTTTGTTGATTAAGATTTATGATAGTGATTACCAACCATTAGTTCGTTACCTTACATTTAAGATGAAAATGGCTATGCTGCAAGAGAAATCAAAGTGGAAGCTAGACGTAGATAAAGCTAACACCTTACTCAATGAGTTAGAGCTAAAGAACGAGCAAGCAATCAATGAATTATCTAAGGTCATGCCTACAGTTCCTAAGATAGCAAAGCGTAAAAAACCCAAACTGCCTTTCAAACAAGATGGAAGTTTATCTGTAGCAGGTGAGAGGTGGAAGGTCTTAGCAGAAGCTAATGGGTTTACTATTCAATACGACAAAGAAATAGAAGAAGTAGTAGGTCAAGACGAACCCAACCCTACTAGCAGCAAGCAGATCAAAGACTGGTTGTTCTCTTTAGGGTGGAAGCCAATGACATTTAATTTTGTAGATGATAGAGAAATACCTCAAGTAAAAACTAAAGATGGTGATTTATGTAAGTCTATTAAGAAGCTATCCGACCTACACCCAGAAGTCCTAGTTCTCGATTCTATGGCAGTTGTTAAGCATAGAATAGGGTTGGTAAGGGGGTTACTAAAGAATGAGCAGAATGGCTTTGTACAGGCTTGTATACAAGGATTAACTAACACTCTTAGATTCAAACACGCAGTATGCGTTAATCTACCCTCTGCGAGAAAGCCTTACGGATTAGAAATTAGAGGTTTATTGACAGCTAAAACTGATAACACAGAGTTATGCGGCAGTGACCTCTGCAGCTTAGAGGATAGAATTAAGCAACATTTTCTTTGGGAGCATGACCCTGATTATGTAACCGAAATGAGTACACTAGACTTTGACCCACACCTTGACCTTGCACTATCAGCTAAAGCTATCAGTCAACAAGAGATGCAAGATTATAAAGATGGCAACAAGACTGATGCTGTATCTAATACTAGGTACAGGTTCAAAGGGGCAAATTATGCCCTCCAATATGGCTGCGGTATTCCCACGTTATCCAGACAGCTTGGCATATCACAGAAGGAGGCTAGGGTAATTAGTGAAGCATATTGGAAAAGAAACTGGGGTGTTAAAGCTATTAGTGACAGCATGGTAACTAAAGTAGTTGAGGGTGCTACATGGCAGTACAACCCAGTATCTAAGTTGTGGTACAGTTTAAGAAGCGACAAGGATAAGTTTTCAACCTTATGTCAAGGTACAGGAACTTACTTGTTTGATATGTGGGTGGGGTTCATCTTAAAAGAAAGGGAGCAACTAACAGCTAACTTTCATGATGAAATAATATTGGAGGTAAAGAAAGGCAACAGAGATAAGTGTGTTGAATTGTTGGAAAATAGTATACAGAAAGTAAATCGTATGCTAAAATTGAATCGAGAGTTGCAGGTTGACGTGCAATTTGATAACAGCTACTCAGGTATACATTAAGGAGATTAAGATGGGATTTGAAAGAAAGTCAGCAGTACAGTCAAAAGCTACAAGTAACATGGAGTATGAAAACTTAACCGAAGGCGAACATGAAGCTAGATTAATTTATGTAGCAGATTGTGGTATGCAACTTCGCGAGTACAAAGGCGAGGTTAAATCACCAGCACAACAAATTGCTTTGTGCTTTGAAGTGCTAGGCTCTACTGTAAAGATAGATGATGTAGAACAGCCAAGAATTATTTGGTCTAAACCTTTCAATATATTTGGTACTATGTCTGGCTTGTCAACAGAGTATGATATGTTTAAATCTTTTGTACCCACTGCTAAAGAAGATACAGTAGCAGACTGGGAGTCAGTGTTAGGTGAACCAGTTAATATTATTATTAAACACACTCACAAAGATGGTGCTGTGTACGATAATGTATCTGGTATTACTGCTATTCCAAGTAAGTATCGTTCTAAAGTAGACAAAGCTGTTACTACTGAGTTTGCTATAGCTGGCTCTGAAGATGTTGATAGCCCTGCTATTAAAAGTCTTTTTGGTTTAGCTAAGTTTGTTCACGATAAGCGTATTACTGGTAATGTTGCACCAGCTAAAGAGCCAAAGCCAGTAGTAGAAGAAGAAGATTTTGATAGTGATGTTCCATTTTAAATGCACGCCCTAGTCGATGGAGACATTATTGCCTATCGTGTAGGCTTTGCTTGTCAGAAGAAGGATAAGGAAACAGGGTTAGTTACGGCTGACCCTAAACCTTATGCTCTCCATTCTACTAAGCTCTATGTCAATCAGATAATAGAGGATTGTGGCTGCAATAGCTACACCATATACCTCACACCTAAGACAACCTTCCGTAACAAAGTAAGAGATGACTACAAAGGCAATAGGAAAGACATTGCTAAACCAGTTCATCTTGAGGCTATCCGTACCTACCTAGTGAATATTTACAAAGCTAAAGTGGTAGATAATATAGAAGCTGATGATGCGTTAGGTCTTAAACAAAATCCTAGGACTATGATATGCAGCATAGATAAAGATTTGTTAATGTGTGAGGGTAATCATTACAACTTTGTAAATAAAACTTTTACGAATGTAACTAAAAAGCAAGGCACTGAATTCTTTTATCAACAGATGCTGACTGGTGACAGTGCAGATAACATCTTAGGTATTAGAGGTTTGGGTAATGTCAAAGCAAAGAAGATCTTAAATAATACCCTAAGAAAAAATTGGGATAATATGATTATTGATAGATATATAGAAGAGTTTGGTTACGATGAAGGTCGTAACAGATGCGTTCAGAATAGCCAACTCTTATGGATATTACAAAAAAACAAACAAATGCCAATGGACTTTAGTTATGAACAAGTACAGAAGTAAGTATGAAGCTAATATAGCTAAAGACTTAAAAGCTAGAAGAATTAAATTTGAGTACGAAACTATAAAGATACCTTACTATTTAAGTAAGAAAGGTAGATGTAAGTTTTGTTCATCTAGTGTAGTGTTTATTCACAAAGTATATACACCTGATTTTATAATAGGTTCAATTATAGTAGAAGCAAAAGGTAGATTCACTTCAGTTGACAGAACTAAAATGGCTCAAGTGGTAAAAGAGAATC